CAAGAGTAGGATCAAACTGTGCTACTTCTTCTGGTGCATTTCTCTGTCCAAATTCAATATCTTTATTTCCTGTCCAGGGCAATCCATAACCTAGAAGTGCCATTCTCTCTGCAGCTTTTCTAGTACGTTCCTGTTCTTTCTCGAAGTTTTTATAGAACTTATCTAAAGCATTACCAGCTGGTTGATCATTAGGTTCAAGCAGCCAGGTGTTCACATACTCATGTATCTTTAAATTACTTACAGTACAGTCACCCTGTGTAGTACCAGAGAAAGGGTATACAATTACGATTGTATTTTCATCTGGAACAGAACTTATTACATATTGACCATCTAATAAATCACCGCTGGTAAAATCAATAGCTACTCTTTTATCCGGAAGTAAACCATGATTGACAATAGTTATTGTCACATTAGGTCCACTCTGTTGATATCTTCCTTCAAAACTGAATTGATCATTACCTTCATCATGTTTCATAGACCATAAGGCTGCATAAATATGTTTACACCAACGAGTCTGATAATATAAAAGACCTGAAAGAGAGCCTTCTGGATCATCATTATATTCAGGTACCTGATAAAAATTACCTGTAGGTGCATATCCAAAATCATTAAACACTCCAGGATTATCTCTAGAATCAATTACATTACCTTCTCTATCCTGTCTTGTTCCGGGAATTACACTCTCAATACCTGTAGTGGGAAATCTTTCATCAGTTGTATCTTTATATAAATTATATTTTCTACGACGCATAAAGTCTGGACAATTACATTGATATCTAATCTCTGTAGTAAGAAATCTATCCTGTCCTGCAAGAAAACCTCTATGTGCAGGAGTTACTGTCTTAGGTTTATTATTTACAAGTTGTACACCATAACTTTCATCACGTTTAAATAATATTTCATCAGTAGCTAGATCAACTCCAGTGACTGTATTACCTACATAATTATTAAAATCAAATCCTTTTATTCTTCTTTGAACTTTTAAATTACCACTTGCTGTAGCACTGACAATAGATTCAGCTGTAAATTCAGTTGTACTTGTGACTATTATTTTATATAAACCAGTTTTTGTATTACCAGATGTCACCTTCAAGAAAACTTGGTTACCTGTAGATAATCCATGAGGAGAACTACAGGTTACTGTTACTGTATTACCTGATTGAGAATAGGTAGAGTTAACTCCTGAATCACGTTCCACTACACGATCAACAAGTCTTTCACCAGCTAGTAATGTAACTGGTGTTGGCATACTTCTTATCTTTACTCTCTGTTCTGTCCATCTGGTATCAGCAAATCCTTCTGCAGTATCAGCAAATTCCTGTCTTACATTTACAGTTCCAGATGTTGTTACTGATGCTGAACTTGTGCAGGTAAAAGTATCATCAGTTGTAGAAGTTATAACTAATGTTTCATCAACTGCAGTTCCAGATGTGTAATCAAGGAATGCACTTTCTCCTACACGTAATCCATGATTGACTAAAGTTACAACAACAGTGGTACCAGATTTGTTATAAGTTCCTGCAGTTGCTGCAGTGACATATCTAACAGAATCAATGGGTAAACCAAGATCATAAAGATTAAGACTATTGGCATCACGAATACCAACTGTATGTTCTCCTTCTTCATTACCAGCACTGGGAAAAGTAAATATTCTTACAGGTACAAAAAGACCTGGGAAATATTGGAATGTAAAGAACATTCTAAAGTCTCCCCTGGTGTTTCTGCCTGTAGCGGATGATCCTAAATACTGTTGAGTTATAACATAAAGTTCATATCCTCTTCTCCATCTACACCATGTACTATCAAAATCATAAAATCTTATTTCACTATAATCATCTTCTCTACCTATAGGAACAAACTGATAAGGTATTTCAGTGTAGTCACCTTGATTTGATTTCTCTCTTTTTAATACTGCATCTGAGAAACCTTTAAAAGAATTATCAAAAGAAGTACCGAAACCAGATCTTCTTCTTGGCATTTATCTAAAACTTAAAGTCGAATCCTATCCCAGCTCTATAATTTCCAGAAGTATCTGCTGAACCTGTTAAATCAAGATATTTATTTAATTGTTTTTTACCTTCTACATTTATGTTACCCTGTCCAAGATTAACATTTATACCCATATTTTTTCCTTTATAACCAGCCTCAGCATTGTAATTCACACCTCCTTGAAGTGAAGCTCCAGCACCAGCATCTGCATAGAATCCTTCATCTCCACCTAATTTAGCAGAAACATTAACATTAGGATTGTAATTACCTATGTCTGTAAAGTCTGGTTTAAAACCTCCAGCACTAATATTTACATTCTTTTTATCAGTAGCTTCTACTGATTTTGCTTCCGGACCAAATGCATTCGATTCAGTATTACCACTCTCTTTTTTAATACGTGCTTTACTTAAAAGCTTTTCTTTTACTGAATCAAAAGCTCCTTGTCTATCTGCTTCATTATAGATAGTTTTTAATCCTTCAACAAGACCTACTTCTCTCTTTTCCATTTAATAATATCCACCCTGCACATTCACATAGAATCCATTTGTTAATGAACCTATACCACTTATACCAACATGTAAAGCTGACCCACGAGGTAACATCAGACCTCTTAATTTAGGAGCATTTAAACCTCCTTCTAAATTACCACCTGCATGAGCAACAGGTGAATTTATAAGTGGAAGTATTAATTTTTCAGTTAAACTAAAACTCTGATCTTCTGGAATAGATTGAACATGAGCAGTAAATAAAGGTAAGAACTGTGTAGTTCCTGTAACTGTAGTTACCTGAGTTAAATAAAATACAAAATCAGTAGGCAGATAAACATTTACGTTTCCGTTTGTAGTTCCAGAAACGCTATGAGCTCCTTTGAATGTTGTAGCAGTTACCTCTGTTACTGTTAACACCTCATCAGTAGCAGCTCCAGATGTGATATCCAAATATACTTTATCTCCTACCTTCACATTATGATTAGCCAATGTAACTGTCAAAGCAGTTAAACTTCTTGCATATGTAGCTGCACTTGGTGTTACAGCTTCAATAAAAACATTTACATCCTTTGTATATCTCAAATATATTTCATCAATATATGCACCACTAATCTGAGTATCTGTTAATGCCTGGTCAACATCAAATACTTTAGTTACGTTACCAATTGATGTAGGTAACAAATTAGCAGCGAATAATTGTCCTGTCTGCGTTCTTACAAGAGTGCTATTAGATGCTGGTCTATCCAACATCATTGGTTGTTTATTTGTTGAGGTAGATGCCAATTTACTGTCCTTCTTTTA